CAGCGAATCGTAAGCTTGTCAAAGATACGATAGATGCCCTGGATGCCTTGAAGCAGCAGCTTGAGGATCTCTACAATGCCACGGAGCCACCGCAGAGAGAAGGGGAAAGCAGGGATATTGAGATTGCCATCGAAAAGAGTGGGGATAAAAAAGAGGATATTCAGACAGCCGTGAAAGAAGCTTTGGCCCAGATGGACGTCGGTCTGGTTATCAAAGATCTCATCAAAGAGGGCGTAAGCCTCGAAGTAGATCGGTTGAGGGGAAAAGTGCGGTAAATAGAGCCGTGGTCTAGCGGTTAGGATGTCCGGCTGTCTACCGGAAGGTCACGGGTTCGAATCCCGTCGGCTCTGCCATATAATACAATGAAATTGAATTTGGGTTGTGGCGAAAATGCCAAACAGGGCTATATTAACGTGGACAAGTTTGGTAACCCCGATATCCGCCATGATCTTGAGCAATTTCCCTGGCCGTGGGCCGATAATAGCATAGATGAGATTCTGTTGAATCATGTGCTTGAACATCTTGGTGAATCATCCGTCGTATTTCTGCGAATCATACAGGAGATGTATCGGGTATGTAAGTCGGGAGCTAGGATTGAGATTAAATGTCCGCACCCGAGACACGATGATTTCATAAGCGACCCGACCCATGTCAGGGCGATAACCCCGAGGTTATTTGAGCTGTTCTCAAAGAAGAATAATGATCGATGGGCAAAGGGCGGATTTGCCAATTCTCAACTTGCCCGATATCTGAATGTGGATTTCGAGATCAGGGATATAAAAATTATGCTCGAGGAGCCGTGGGCGAGCCAATTTAGCAGAGGAAAAATAACCCCAACCGAATTAAACGATATCGTAAAAAGATTTAATAACGTAGCCAAGGAAACATTAACCATACTTGAGGTTGTAAAGTGAATGAGCTTCTTGTCGAGCTGGATATAATATGTCCAGGATGTGGAAATACGACTATGTTAAAGATTCCTCCCGATAGGATGAAGATTGAATGCCAATGCCCCAAATGTTATACGAAATGGACCCTGACAATCCAGACAGATGAAGAGGCATTACAGAGAGAGTTTTCCCTAGCAGAAGATTACGATTAGGAGGTTTATATAAATGGCAGAAAAAAACGATCGCTATGATTCCCTCGAAAACTGGGCAATTTGGAGTTATCTCCGGGGAACCCTAGAATGGCCGGTCAATAGAATTGCCTATGAATTAGACCTAAATGAGCAACGGTTGCTTGAGTGGGTGAATGAGAATAGCACTAAAATGTCAGATCTTGCCAGGGCGAATCCCGAGAAGGTCGCAAAAATGAGAGCCGATATCGAGAAGCGATATCCCCCGGAACCGGAAGATGAACCGAAGGTTCCCAAGATCACCATCAGAAAGGCCGTAGAATTATTGACAAATGGTAAAACTTTGAATGAGATTGCCAAGATAGCAAAATGTCCAGAACCGGATTTTAAGACATGGTGGAATCAGAATCTTGCGCTTATAAATATTGAATATCGGAAACTCGTGTCTGCACAAAATATATTATAAACAAATAATAAAATCAGCAATTAAATAAATTAGCCTTTAGCAAAAGGGGTAGTTCTCACAGGGAACTATCAGGTCGTTAAATTAGTGGCAGAGATTGACTGTGGTCAATCAGCCGTGAAAAGCGACCGGAGATTTATGCCTATTCGGGGATTTGCCTGAGTAGCTAAAATCCAGGGGCTAATTATAGCCAATAGATTCACAATGAAACTTAATGACGACGAATTCAAAGAACTCGTCAAAGAATCAATCGGAGAGATTGGAGCAGAACAGGTTTCCGCTATTCTAAAAGAGCAGGGTAGCGAATGGTTAAAGGATGCTCTCAAAGAGCAGCTTCCTGATGCCGTTTCTGCACTCAAGACTCAGCTGGGGTCGGAAACCGATGACGAGAAAAAAGCGGATGAGAAGGGCAAGGAGTTCAAATCCTTTGCAGAATTTTTGAAAGCGGTTCATCGCGCTCGCTCTGGCCGTGAGATTGACAACCGTTTGGTCTATGTCAATTCCAAGGGCTATGAGTATAAAGGTGAAAAGACCGCGGGCCACATGGAGATTGGTGAAGATAGCCAAGGCGGATATCTTGTCCCCGAGGTTTTCAAGAACGATCTTTATATGCTGGCCCTGGAAAGTGAAGTTGTCCGCCCTCGTGCGACAATCCTTCCCATGACCTCCGATTCTCTGAAAATACCGTATGTGAACGATACTGCTCACACCTCTACGGTATTTGGTGGGGTATCCGGCGTTTGGACTGCCGAGGCCGCCTCGAAATCGGCCAAGAAACCCACATTCGGTCAGATGGAGCTCGCTGCCCATAAGCTCGCCTGCATTACCTATGCCTCAAACGAGCTTTTGGATGATAGTGCTATTGCCCTCGAGCCTTTGATCAAAACCATGTTTGGTAATGCTCTGGCTTATTTTGAGGATGATGCATTCCTGGCCGGAACGGGTGCCGGACAACCCTTGGGCATCCAGAATTGCAATTGTGTGGTCCCCGTTTACCGCAATACGGTCAACCGCGTAATGGTGGAAGACCTTGCGGAGATGTGGTCACAGCTTCAATCGCAGTCGAAGCGGAGTGCATTCTGGGTAATCAACCCGACCGTTCTCCCCGAGCTTATCGAGCTTGGCAGCGGAAACGCAGCCGATGCCTCCGGTAAGAATCTTGTCTGGATTAACAATGCCGCCGATGGTCTTCCTATGAAGATTTTTGGACGGCCTGTTATCGAGACCGAAAAGATGCAGGCCCTCGGGACTGCCGGGGATATCGGCCTCTACGATTTCAGGTATTACCTGATCGGGGATCGCCAGAGGATCACCATCGACACTTCGACTCATGTGGCATTTACCACTGACGAGACTTGTTGGCGGTTTGTAATTAGGGTGGCAGGACAATGTTGGCCACAAGCTGCCTTGACTCGCAGAAGGGGTGGAAACACCCAATCTCCGTTCATTCAGCTTGCTGCGACAACCAGCTAATTGAGGTGAAACATGGGAAACGTACATAAATTCACACAACACTATCGACAGATTGCTGGTGACATGTCAGTACAGCTTGGAGCCGAAACAAGCGACTACATTCAGACCCCCACGTTTGCTAATATGGAAAACTATGATCTTATCATAGGAGTTGGGCAGGTATCGAATTGTAGTTCTGGCTCGGCTGTTACCCTTCAAATGTATGAGGCAACGGATGCCACAGGTGGAGGGGCACAGGCTGTTACCGGGGCCACGGATGTTTATACATCCGCTGCATTAGCAGCTTGCGATGTTCTCATTGCACAGGTGAGGGGCGAGGATCTTTCTGCTGGCTATCAATACGTAGGCGCCCGACTGACCGCAGGTCAGGCAGACGGGACTGAAATTGCTTCTGTTTGGTTGCTAGAGGGACGTGCTCGCTATAAACAGGCCACTCTTCCAGCATAAGCTGTAGATAGTTTGTTCAATCGACAATCCAGATGGGGGCTGCAAGTGGCCCCCGTCTTTCTCTCTTAAACATGGCTACGACAGGCGGTAAGGGAAACAAAAAGAAAAGCAAGGGTGACCAGCCCAAGCGGAAAAAGTATGTCCTTTTGAATATGGCGAAGAAGAATAAAATCCGCAAGCTTGAGAAGCATTTAAAGATATATGACTCCCAGGGTAAAGATAAGCAGGCTAGGGAGAAACTTGAACAATTGAAAGGACAGAGATGAAAATCATCTGGAATAGCTCGACACCACTAGGGCATTCAGGGTATGGGAACATTTCAAAAGAACTTGTTCCAAGATTTAAAAATGCAGAACATGAGATAAGAATTGCTGTTAAACATTGGTATTACGGATATCACGAATGGAACGGGACCGACATGTTTTCCGGTCTTTTTCTCGGACACGTAAATGATATGCTTGAACAGGAAGATTTTGATTATATTATAAGTTGCTGGGATATATGGTCGTTACATGGAAAACTTCACTTTCCTAAGAATAAATGGATTGCTTATGTTCCGATAGATACCGAATGGATAGCACAGAGATATAAAGAAGTTCTCTTGGGTTTAGATATACCCGGACAGGTTGACAGGGGACCGGGACAATTTATTGCCATGTCAAAACATGGCAAAAGAGAACTTGAAGGCATGGGGCTTGAATCTTTATATGCCCCTATCGGAGTTAATACGAAAATATTTAAACCGAATCCAGAAATAAGAATAAAATACCGTAAGTCATTAGAGCTTACTGATGATAATTTTTTCGTAGGTACGGTGGGGCTTAATTATGCCGATGACCGCAAAGGGTTTATACCCCTTTTGCAGGCTTTTAAAGAATTTATTAAAGAACATCCAGAAGCAAGGCTTTATATTCATACCCATGCACCAGGAAAGACGGAGAATAGCCTGAATTATGGCCAGATCAGCGATATGCTTGGACTTTATGATAAAGTTCTTTATGCAAACCAGGCAAATTATGATTTAGGACGAATGACAGAAGAACAATTAAGTAATTTATATAACACTTTTGACGTTTTTTGCCTTCCTACCAAGGGCGAGGGCTTCGGAATGCCGATCTTGGAGGCCGCAGCCTGCGGTATCCCCACGATTATGACGGATACGACAACGGGCCCGGAGTTTCATGCCGCAAGGATAACACCCTGGCTTATAAGCGTTGATTCGGTGGATGATAAAAAATGGATGCCGAACGGAACCTGGAGGTTAGAACCTAGGCCGTCCGAGATATTAAAAGCACTCAACTGTGCGTATGATTTTTGGAAAACAAGCGATTACGGACAGTTAAAAAAGCGTGTGCGAGAGGGGGCATTGGCCTATGACTGGGATGTCGTATGGGATAAATACTGGCGGCCAATTTTGAAAATGCTTGAGAGTGAATTAAATGCCGAAAGTTGAATTTTTAACAGATTATAATCCGCCCTGCTGGAAGCGAGGGGATACACGGGATGTTGCACCTCATTTTGCCAGAGTATTAATAGACCTGGGTGTGGCCAAGCTCGTGAAGGAACCGCCCAGGGACAAGATGATAAGCGAGGCGAAGAAAGCAAAGTGCCATAATATTCCCGGATATACGGGATAGCAATAATATCGGGGGCCTGCCGGAATAACCCCTTGGTTTACGGGGTAACGGGCCGATGAACGGTAAGGCCGTCTCGTCGGGTACAGCAGATACAAGGAAATAGATTCTAGTAAACCCTGCTGTTGTGGGACCAGCGACGGCTGGCAATAAGGGATAACCCCACGGCCTCCGATAACTTCTCATCTACCAATGGTAGAAGTAGAGATGGGCTGCACCCCCTGGGTCAGCCTTTTAACTAAATAGCTGGCTGTTGTCAGCAAAAGGGGAAAAATTGAGCGAAAAAGATAAAACAGACGGGTTTAAGTCTTTTGGTGAATTTCTAGTGAAAGTGCGAAAAGCCTGTGATGGCGAAGGTTCCCCAGATAGCCGCCTTAAAACGGCAGGCCATATGGAAATCGGCGAGGATTCTCAGGGGGGATTCTTAGTCCCCGAGAAATGGGCCGAAGGAATCTATAATATTGCACTCGAAAATTCAATCGTAAGGAAACGGGCTACGGTCCTTAAGGCGATATCTGATAGCCTAAAAATTAGGACTTTCGTGGATAACGATCGGAGTTCCAGTCTTTTTGGTGGCATTACATTCAAATGGCTATATGAAGCCATCAACAAAACATATGGAAGCGGAAGGGTTACAAAACCAGCCTTGGGACAATTAGAGCTTACGCCACACAAGCTTGTGGGGGGATGCTATACATCGAATGAGATCGAAGGTGATTACGAGGCTTTCGGTGGCTTCATGCAGGAGGCTTTCGGCCAGGCCATCAGATTTATCGAGGATGATGCATTTATTAATGGCACCGGAGCGGGACAGCCGCTGGGAATCGTGCAGTCGAATTTGATGATTAAGCCGAATCGTCAACAGGCAAACCAGATCGGTTATGAGGATTTGACGGCTATGGTCCGCAGGCTCCTTCCCGACTCGTGGAACAGGGCTGTATGGTTGATCAATCAGGATGCAATGGAACAAATTATGACCGCTGATACAGTGGTTAATAATGTGCTAAATGTTCTTGACCTGAACGATCATATGCTGATGGGGTTCCCGTTTATCGTGACGGAAAAGGCCCAGGCATTGGGTACCACGGGCGATATTATGTTGGCCGATTTCGGGGCCGGACATTATATCATCGCAGATAGAAGCATCGAAATTTCCGGATCGCGACATGTCTCTGGATATTCTATCCAACAACTGGGTTCCGGATGGCTGACGGATGAGACATTCTGGCGAATTGTTTTGAGGGTGGATGGCCAGCCCGTGGCGGTTAATCCAATAACGCCATATCACGGGGCGCAGACCGTAAGTCCATTTATCGGACTTGATGCTGAAACAAGTTAATCGAAAATAGCGGCAGATGGGGGGATGGGGCTTTAAGCTGACTATCCCCCATGCCGATTCTTTTGATACAAGAGAAAGGAATAATGATGAAAAAACTAAATAGATTTCTAATTGTTTTATCTATTTTAGCCTTTATTGTCTCTCCGGTTTTTTCTGCTTCCACGATTTATAACTCATTCAAGCAGAAAATCATGGACGGGTCTATTGACCTAGATACAGATGAAATACGAGTGATCCTCGTTACCTCTTCTTATTCTCCAAATATAGATTCCCATGAAGACTACGCAGACATCACGAATGAGGTGAGCGGAGCTGGTTATGATGCAGGCGGGAAAGCCCTTACCTCGTTATCCGTTACGAAAGACACGGGCGATGATGAAGGAGTTTTCACCGCCGACCCCATCTCCTGGACAGCCTCTACGATTACTGCTAGAGGGGCCATTGTCTTAAAATGGACGGGCACTCCTGGAACGAGTTGGTTGGTCTGTTACATCGATTTCGGGGAAGACAAAATCTCAAGCTCCGGGACATTTACAATCACCTGGGACGCCGAGGGAATTGTAGTAATTCAATAGGGGTGGGGATGATGAGAAAACTTTTTCCTCTACTGCTGTTTGTCCTGCTCTTCCTTTCTCCATGTCTCGCAACAGACTATTACATAAAGACGGACGGCAATAATGGAGCTGCCGGGACATCTATTGGCACGGCATGGCAAACTATGTCTAAGGCCAATTCTACTCTCACGGCTGGCGATACGGTTTATATCCTGGCGGGAACTTACGCGGGAGCAAACAATATCATTGCGCCTGATAATGATGGTTCGAGTGGAAATCTAATCGTCTATACTGCTTATGACCAAGAAAATAAGCCCATAATACGTTCTAATTCGACATCTACATCCGCATGGTTTACAGGTTCATATATCAATTTATCATACCTCGATTTCAGTTATGCCGCCCAGGAAGACTGTTTGGCGGAAGAGGTTATCTGGATAGGCGGCGACCATATAATCTTCGACCATTGTGATTTCAAAAATGGAATGGCTGGCGGGGTAGAAGATTACCCTGTTTTTATAGACCTTGCCGCCGCTTCGTCCTACTGCACAGTAAGCAACTGTACTTTTGATACCCTTGGTCAGCCTGAAGAATGGGGCGGAGGCAATAACGGAAGCGGTAATGAGATTCAAGTTTCATCCGGGTCGAGTTATCATCTTATAGAAAATAATACCCTTACTACTTGTGGTCATAATCCCATTCTCCTTTATGGACATCACTGTGTCGTTAGGAACAACGATATTTCCAATCCCGATTGGGGAAAAGGAATGGGGGCTGATAACGCTACGGAGAGCTATATACATTACAACGTAGTAGAGGGGAATTACATACATGGTGCTACAGGTCAAGAGGGTGGATATGGTAATGTAGGAATACAGATAAACCAATTCAGGATCATATTCAGAAAGAATATCGTTGTCGGAAGTGCTGCAAACGGAGCAGAGATAGCTCATTATGAAGAAGGGGATGTGCAGTATCCGAAAGATGCGAGGATATACAACAACGTCTTTTATGACAACGGTACTTGGTCTCCATATGCTACATACCAGTCCGGCGTGGCGGTATGGGAGAACGTAACACCCATAGTTCTCACTGGCATAGTTTTCAAGAACAATATTTTTTATGACAATCCCGAGGGCGATTTCAATTGGCTAAATTACGCTGATCCAGGAGACCACACCCTAGCCGATAACTGGGGCGAATTGGACGGTGATCCAGAATTTGTGGATGAGGAAAATGGAAATTTCAATCTCGATACCACAAGTAATTGTATAGACAATGGTGGATGGTTGACTACTACGGACGGAACGGGAAGCGATGACACGGATATAACCGTAGATGATTCATGGTATTTCACTAACGGTAATGGGATAGTCACTGGTGATGTAATTCAGTTAGAGGGGCAAGAGACTACTGCTACGATCACCTCGATAGATTATGACAATCACATCCTCACCGTAGATACTGCTCTGACATGGGCGGATGGGATTGGTGTTGCCCTTGTCTATCATGGAGATGGACCAGATCAGGGAGCGATCGAGTCTGATTACAGCGGGATGAATGAAGAGGTTCTTCCATCTGCTATCTCTGCGACAATCTCAATTCCTGCTCCCGTTGTTTCGACTACCTGGAATGTGAATATCTCTCCCTCTGCCATGAGCTTCGATGCTTCTATTCCTGCTCCCGTGGTTTCTACTACGAGGGCAGTTTCGGTGGAGCCCTCAGCCCTCGTTTTGATGGCGGCCTTGAACGCCCCCGTTGTAACCGCTGGAGGAGATCAACCTGATTTTCCCGATATTTATATCGACTCATCAGCCGGAGACGGGGGAAATGGTTCTTCTGTAAGTCCCTACAATGATTTTTCTGATATAAACTGGACTACTGGCGGAGATAATTCTATATTTGACTACCTCGCTGGCACTCCAACGGAAAGTCCTACGATATACCTTGCTAAGGGCGGGACATGGCGGGAAACCATGACTGTTGGGTGTAGTGGTACGGCAACATATCCGATAGTTGTAACCTCGTATGGTAGTGGGGCTGACCCGATTATCAATGGGGCGGATTTGGTAACGGGGTGGGAATCCGATCCGCCAGTAATGAGTAATTTAGCCATATATGTCGATAGCGAATATTCGACAATTACACACGTAGCAAACCAAGTATCTCAGTGGTCTGATTTAAGCGGGAATAGCAATCACCTTGTTCAAGCTACGGAAGCAGACAAACCATTGAAAACGACAGTCAGCAGTTTTGATGCCATTCAATTCGACGCATCAAATACAGAAGGATTCGATTTTACGGCTGGTGTTGACTGTAGTGCCTGTAGCATGTTTGCCGTTATTCAGGTTGCAGATACGGCGACAACGAGAACTATTAGCTGCGGCGTGGAAGCGCATAGTATCCAGTGGAGAATACAGTCTGACGAAACGCAGAGAGTCAATGATTTTCTGACTGGCCCTATAGCCACATCTTCAACGGCGGTTACCGCTGGAAGTATTCAAGTCGTTGGGTTCACCTGGGATGGCACGAATTATCAATTTTGGACAAATGGGGCAATAGATAATAACGGGAATAATGCAACAGCAATCTCTAAAAACAACTTGTATGTTGGCCTAACATCTGGAGGTGAAGAGTACAATGGTGAAATTCTCGCTTTTATGCTTTACACCAGTGCATTATCACAAGCAAACGGAACGGCAGTAGTTACCTGGCTAAAGAATAGATATACA